TAGGTGATACAGATCCAACAAATGATGATCCCAATGATAGCTTTGCTGCATACTATAATCATATCTTTGGAGATATAAAAATTATAGTACAATGCGATGTTATTAACTCAGCTAAGTGGATTGATTCTAATAACGATCCTGTAGAGGTAGGAGATGTTATAGAATTTGATGAAAATAATATGTTCCCAACTACTCCACTAGGACATAACTCTGCAACATGGAATAATTTACAATTTATGATAATTGAAACAAAAAGAACACTTGGAAAATTATCTTTAACATTAAGAGAAATATAATATGGCTAACCAAAATATAAGAACACCACGATTTTATGTAGATATATTAAGTCATTTACTGGCTAGGGGAATTGCTCAAAATAGTAATTTTGATGTAGCTGATACTGGAGGTTCTGGAGTTACAGCAACTAGGGGAATACAAACAGGAGTAGAAGCCCAGTTATTTGATATGCGACCAAGTACACTAGTAAGTTTTGATACATCTGGAGATACTGATAGCCAAGTATTATTGACATTAGATACACAGGGTGCATACGCTAAAAGTTTTATAGCTATTTTAAATCATAATATGAAAAGTGCAGATGCAAAAGTAAGAGTTTCTAATTCTGATACAGAATCACATATGCAAGCAGTTGATTTCGCAGATGGCAATAGAATGGCTGCAACAGAAATAGTAAATGCTGATGATAGTGGTAATGCTGCTGATAATTCTAGTTCTGTAGTACAACCAGCGACAGATGGATCAACTCTATTTACTTTTTCAGAGATTACTAGAAGATATATAGGAATACAATTTGAGGGAACAAATAGTCAAACTTCTGTTATTACAACAGATGGTACATTTGATGGAAGCACAGATCTTACTGTAGGCTGTATTTTAGTAGGAGAGTATTTTGATTTTAAAACACCAGATTTATCCCTAACCAGAAGAATTACTTTTGATGCGATTACTCAACAACAAAGCCTAGGCGGTCAAAAGTATAGCACAATGATTAATCATGGTAGAAATGTATCTGGTACAAGTAAAGCACCTTTCAGTTTACCCAATTCTAATAGATCTGTTTATGGTGGAAGATTAGCCTTTGATATGAATTTTAGTTATTTAGCATCTACCGATCTAATGCCAGATGAATATCACACACATGATACAACAGATGATGCGGTTATTGAAGATATTTGGAACAGAACAAACGGAAATCATATTCCTTTTATATTTAGTGTTGATAATGCTAGTGCTGGAGATGGAGCAGAATCAGAACACATCTTTGCTAGATTCGATCAAAATTCCCTAGAAATGCAACAAGTTGCCTTAGATACTTTTAACATGAATCTAAAAATAGTTGAGGAGTTTTAAGGGGCTAGTATGCCCCTTGTAACAAGCTAAAGAACAAATACAATAATATTTGTTTTTTAATATATAATATAATGAGAAAAAATAATTTAAAATAAATCTAGGTTTTTTAATTATTTGTTTTTATACTTAGGGGAGATGATAAATAAAATAAATAATAATTCAAACAGCCCTTTAGCGATATTCCTACATCGTTTATCATCTCCAGCTAAAGGGTTGTTATAATCTTGGAGATGATTATGGAATTAAAAATAAACCAAACTAAAAAAGAAAAAAACTGGGATGATTCTGCTTTAAATATAATCACTAGAACTAGTAAAGAATCTGTAGCAATTCAAACTATATATAGATATGCTCCAGAAACAAATAAAACAATGACCTACACAGCCTTTAAAGAATGGAGAAATAGCATTGAAGCGGAAGGGGGTAAGTAATGAGTAAGATGAAATCACTAGTTACAGATCTTGGATGGGATGGAGCAGAGAGGTATTTAAACCAGATCAGAAAAGATAAAAAGACTTTAGTCAAACTAGCAAAGTTAATGAAGAAGGAAAAGCAAAATGCCAAATAGACCAAAGTCTGATGAACAGAAAAATATAGAGAAAATTCACTCTATGGTTTCTGGGATTTATCAAAATACAGAATTAGAATATGATATGCTTATGCACCATGAATTAATAGATAACCTTAAATCAATATCTATTAAAGTTGAAACAATATTAGAATTTTTAGATAGAAAAAAAGTAAGTGCTATCATAAACGCTTTTAAAAAGGGAGATGGATCTATTTGTGAAAATTGTAATGCAGATAGTTTAATACAATTTTGTAAATCATGCGATGATAACAACTTCGCTAAACACATGAGGAGATAATGACACTACCTAAAAAAATAAAGCTAGAAAAACCAGAAGGAATGAGTACAATCAGATTTCAGATTATTACTGAAAGGATTGTAAAAGATTTAGAGGAACTAGGAGTTAAGGTTGAAAAATCAGAATAGCGTACCTCATAACTGTAAGTATCATGCGGAAATAAGAATAGAAACAGAACGAGCATTTAAATATGTTACTGCTGTTGGTGAGTCTATTATTGAACTGGTTGAAGATATAGAAATGGAGATGAAATTAAACGAGCATAGACAACCAGAACTAGAGGCAGCTTATTTAAATCCTAATACAAAAAAAGTAGATATAACATGGAAAATCAAATCACTAATCGAGGGGAGATAATGGATAAACTAGAACTATGGATAGGAACTTTTACATACTATTTAAACAAGATAGCACCTTATATGCTTACAGCGGTGTTATTAAATCTTATGTTTCAATTAGTAAGAATGATGCTTAATGTATAAGGCAGAATACAATGAGATTATTAGATGCCTTAGAATCATAAGCAGAGAACAGGCACAAATCTTAGATCGCTTAAAAAAGATCGAGATTAAAAACAGGATTCCAGATAAGTTGATGTCAATGAAAGATATTAGAATTTACTCTGGTTTATCTCAATCTACTATAATAAGAGCAATAGAAGCTGGTCTATTAACTCCCCTTAGAAGCGAAGGGAAAAAACTATTTACACAAAACTGTGTAAATGATTGGATCACAAACAGGAGCAGAAAATGCAAGAAACCAGCAGAATAGCATATAAGCAGATCCACGATGAAGGAATCAGCACAAACCAAAAAGAACTCATTTATAATCTTTGTTTAGGTTATCCAGATGGGTTAAGTTTAAGGGAAATCGGTAAGAAAACCAGTATAGATATAAACGCTGTATCTGGTAGAGTCAATGATCTTAAAAAAGTTGGCTTACTTACTACAATAGAAAAAAGAAACTGTAAGATCACAGGCAGATTAATCAGCCCTGTAATTACATTAAACTAGGGAGCAGTATATGGCTTTTTTACAACTAAAAAAACAGTATCATAGTAATAAACCAATAAAAATAAGACTAGAGCAAGATCCTAAGAACATAAATGGATTAGCTAAAAGTTATAATGATAAAACATGGCTAGAGTTTAGGATTCAAGCTGTAAACATAGGGGATAGCTACTTTGCAGCACCTTATGGAGATAAAGATCCATTTGAAATAAACACAGGACAATCATTTGAATTTGTAATGTCTGAAAAGCTATTTAATAAAATAAATGATTATCAGATAGATGAATCTATACTTATTGAGATGGTAAACAATGGTGAAAAAATGTTCTGGAAGGTAGAACCAACATCTGCTGATACTAAGGCAGTTCAAAACTCAAGCCCAGTAAACAATAATAGATCCTTAGATATAAAATGGGGAATGGCTTTTAATAATGCGACAAGATTAGTATCAAACTTAGATATAGAACTAAGTAAAAAGGTTAATAAAATCGCAAGTATTATGCCAGAAATGTTCAAAATAGCTTGTTTAATGGAAACCTCATTAGATGAAACTCAAAAAGAAGAACAAAAAGAACAGGAGAAATTAGATGATCTCCCCTTTTAAAGAAAAACCGCCTCAAAAAGTCAGTTTAATTCCATTCTATAGAGATTTATTAAATACAGGAAAGATTAAAGAAGAAGGGGCAGCACATAACCGATTGAAACAGTTGATACTAAAACAGTTTGAAAAAAAACGAAAAAAATCAATTAAGTAAACTTCTTAGGGAGTTAGTTCTTGCAAGGGATAAGTATTGCTTGAGGTGTGGAAAAACTACTGCTCTGCACACTAGTCATATTTATCCCAGAGGCAAGTTCCCAAAGATGCAATTTGAGCCAGAGAATGTTAAGGCTTTATGCGTAGGATGTCATCTTTACTGGTGGCATAAACATCCGATAGAGGCTAAAGAATGGGCGATTAAAGCACTAGGTAGAGCAAGGCTTAACCGATTAAAAAAACGCTCTAATACGATAGATAAATCGCTATGGGATTTTAAAGAAATAAAAGCTAAATTAGAAAAAGAACTGGAGAAATACTAATGGCTAAAAGATTTACAGATACCGAAAAATGGAAAAAATACTGGTTCAGAACTTTAAGCAACGATCATAAGATCTTCTGGTTTTATTTACTAGACAACTGCGATCACGCTGGGATCTGGGAGGTAGATTTTGACCTAGCTGATTACTTTTGCAAAGGAATTGATGAGCAAGAAATAAGACAAGTATTTAATAAACAATTTATTGAATTTGCTAACAAAAAAAGATGGTTTATAAAAGATTTTATAGATTTTCAATATGGTGAATTAAAAGAAAATAATAGGATGCACAAGTCTGTAATTAGTAAACTAACAAAACATAACTTAATAAAATTTATGGGGCTTACTAGCCCCTTACAAGAGGCTAAAGAACAAGAACAATATAAAGATAAAGTAAAAGTAAAAGAAAAAATACAAGAAAGGGAGTCAAAATTTAGTTTAAGTGCAAATAGTTATGTAGATTCTAAAGGCTATGATAAGAATGAAATAGATAAGTTTGTTAGTTATTGGACAGAAAAAAATAAATCTGGATCAAAGATGAAATTTGAGATGCAGCAAACATTCGACATCACTAGAAGATTAGCTAACTGGATGAGCAACAAAAAAGAATGGAAAATAGATAAGCCAGTAGTAGAGAACAAATTTAAGAAAACTAAAACAGGCTTATATATAGCTTACTGTAATAAATGCGGTAAGAAAAACTATCCTAATGACTACCAACTTAAACAGCAAAGCTGTTGCGGAGTTGAGTTTGTTCCTAACCCACCAGAGCCAGATAAATACAACCAGCCAAATAAAGATAAAGAAATTTTAGCAAGGATATTAAATTAATGGAATATTTTGATTTTTTTGAATTTAAACAAAAAACAAGAACGACTAGATATAAAGCTAGAGATAAGATGGACTCTGTTCTGGCAGATGAAAATATCAACTATTGTAAAAAATGCAATAGGTGCTGGGAGATTAGTTACATAGCTGCCAAGAATGATAAGCATAAACAGGATAAAGATTGCTATATTAAATACTATGTAGATTTCCCTAAATATGGAAAAAAGAAAACCATTTGCAAATGGTGTAAGGAGTAGCTTATGAATTGCCCTAAGTGTCACAATGGGGATGTCGTTAAAAAAGGCTTTCAGTATAACAAGGGAGTAGCAGTTTCCCAGAGATACAAATGCAAAAGATGTGAAAAGCAATTTAACGAATACTTTCACGACAGGGCAAAAGACTATAAAGACCAGATGCCGAATATATTAATCTTTGACATAGAAACTAGCCTTATGGAAGTTTATGTCTGGGGATTATATAAGCAGTTTATTAGTCACAATAACATAATTAAAGATAATAAAGGTAATTACAAAACTTGGTTCATGTTATCTTATGCAGCTAAATGGCTTTATGATGATAATATTATAAGCGACATAGTCACACCAGAAGAAGCAATAAACAGGGATGATAAAAGAATATTAAAAAGCATCTGGAAACTACTAGAAAGAGCAGATATTGTAATCGCTCATAATGGAGATAGATTCGACCTTAGAAAGATAAATGCTAGATTTGTATCTAATGGTATTCTTCCACCTACTAGCTTTAGGACTATAGACACTTTAAAAGTGACAAGAAGGGAATTTGCATTTGAATCATTTAAACAGGATTTTTTAACAAAGAAATTTAAGCTACAAGAAAAGAAAGAAACTGGCGGAATAGATCTCTGGATAGAAGTACAGAAAGGCAATCAAGAAGCTATAGATAAAATGCTAGATTATAATATCCATGATGTAAAAGGCTTAGAGGAAATGTATTTAAAGATAAGACCTTATATTAAAAATCATCCTAATCTGGGTGTATTATTAGATGAAGATGTTTGCCCTAATTGTGCATCACCTAATTTACTAGAAACTGATTCGGAATATTTTACATCGGCAAATAGATTTCCAGTTCTTAGATGTGGCGATTGTCATACGCCTTATATTAGACATAAAAAAAATTCAAGTACACGATCAACAAATTACAGGAGTGTACCAAAGTAATGCCCTTTCATATAAATAATTTAGAAAAAAAAATTACTTATAATTGGTTGGCTTACCAATGGAAAGGGCTAAGTATTTAAATGAAACTTTTAGACCTATTTAGTGGCATAGGTGGATTTCATTTAGGCTTTGAACAAGCTGGATTTAAATTTGACTGGGTGGGATTCAGTGAAATTGATAAGTACGCCAGCGCAGTGTATAAACATAGATTCCCCAATGCAAAGGAGTTAGGCGATGTTAACCTTATTCAACCAGAACGATTACCAGATCACATTGACTTCCTTTGTGGAGGATTTCCATGCCAAGCATTTAGCATGGCTGGAAAGCGGAAAGGCTTCGATGACACTAGAGGTACACTCTTTTTTGAAATCGCACGGATTCTCAAATATTTCAGAGAACACAGAAAACCAATCGATTATTTTGTACTCGAAAATGTTAAAGGCTTACTTAGTCACGACAATGGACGAACATTTGCTACAATCTACCGAGTTCTTACCGACATTGGCTATACCGTTGAATTCCAGTTACTTAATACTCGCTGGTTTCTCCCCCAAAATAGAGAGCGGATATACCTTGTCGGATATTTTGGAAGTGGACGTGGATCAAAAGTATTTCCTATCGGAGAAGACAATAAAAAGATTAATAAATACCAAACCGAAGAATGTACCAATACGCTCACAGCAAGCTATGCAAGGGCAACAAGTCAAGGCTCGTACATTAATGAATGTAACCAAGTTTCACAAAAAGAAAAAGTAAAAGTAGCAGATTATCGTAATGATGAAGGATTAAGAGTGCGTAAAGAAAGCATATCTCCGACATTAGCAACACGCAAACACTCTGCTACAGATATAAGCACGATGCCGCCATTTGTTTGGAAGGAAGTCAAACCAGTATTAACACCAAATCGTCCTAAAAAAAGACAAAATGGGCGCAGATTTAAAGAAGATGGCGAACCGATGTTTACCTTAACTGGACAAGATCAACATGGCGTGCAAGTTAAATCCAACATCAGGCGCTTAACACCAACAGAATGTGAGCGTTTACAAGGTTTTCCAGATGGTTGGACTAGTGAAGGTGTAATGAATGGTAAAGTAGTGCCGATGAGTGACACACAAAGATATAAGCAGTGCGGTAACGCAGTGACGGTTAATGTGGTTCAAGCTGTGGCAGACAAACTTAATAAAATAAGGGGTTTAATATGAGATATTATTTTGAAGCATTATTTAGCACAGAGTATTTTCCTTACTGGGAGTTTACTATTCTTTGTGTATTAATAATGAATTTATCAATGATTATCAGACTACATAGAATAGAAAAAAAACTTAATGGGAGCAGACAATGATCTTTACATTAGACATTTATGAATGGATTTTAAATTTTATGTTTTTAGGTATGGGAGTTGCGATCTGGTCACTAGGTATATCAGCCAGTATCAGCCTTGTACTATACACGCTAAACAAAGTATTAAACACATGAGGTAATAATGGAACAAAAAACAGAGCCTTGTCCTTTATGCGGAAAGGAAGAAGATAGCTGGGAAAGTAAAATTAAAGAAAAAAAACAAGAAGAAAAACATCTCAAAGCATTTATAGCTGGAAGGAAATCTATAAAAGTATTATCAAAGCGAGAAAACCAAGTTATTGATTGTTTTTTTTATAAAGGGATGAACGATTTTAGGATGATAGCTACATTATTAAAAGTTTCACCAAGTGCGATAGAAACTTATTATGACAGGGCTATGGATAAACTTATGGACATGGATTTTGAATTATGAAAGTAAAAAATTTTTTTAAATTAAGTGATGAACTTTTAGATGGCTGCAAAGAAATACAAATAGAGAAAGGGAGAGAATATACTGTCGATGATGGAAACGATTCAGTAGACAAATTTGCTAATTTTAAGAGTATAGGCGAAAGATTAAATCTAGATCCTAAATTAATTCTTATGGTGTACTTACTAAAACACATGGATAGCCTTAGAACTTATGTTTTATATGGCAGAGAAGGATCAGAAAGCATAAAAAGCAGAATACAGGATGCGATTAATTATTTAACAATGTTATATGGTATGATAGAAGAAGAAAAAGAAGAAGGATTATTAATTAATGTATTGAAGAAAAAATAGTTTAAAATATTTCTTGCATCGTATTATATATAATCTTTATTTTCTTTTAACACTAATTAAACAATCATGGAGATGATAATGAAATTACAAGACATAACAAAATATACAGAGCAATCCCCAAGCACAAGACATAGATCTTTTGAGTGCGACACTGCATCTTTTAACAACATAAATAATGCTTTTGGAGCAACACCAGATGAATATAATGAAGATCAAGTATGGATCAATTATAGCCTAGTTATTGATGGTGGCGATGGTGTTTTATGGATGCCTCAAAGCGACAACCCTACTAATAGAATTTATGTTGGTTGTGAATTAGAGTTAGATTTTAAAAGTCTTAAATGGTATGTAGACATAAGATATTGCAACGAAAATAAATCTGATTGGAAGGGAATTAAAACACCTCTAAGAAAAAGTCATCGTTCTTTAACTCCTTCTTTTGTCGCTAATACAATTATTAAAGATATAGCAAAGGGAGGTAAGTAAAATGAGACAAATACTAGACAAACCGACTTACTGGGTAAATAAAAATAGCGGAGCGATTTACATGGTGTATAGCGTAAAAGACTATAATGGCAATCCTAAATATGAAACTCATTCATTAAATACTAAACATGAATTGATGTATTTTTATAGGGGTGAAAGAGTTGCTAAATTTGAAAAACAATATGAACAAATAGCTGATTTTAGTGTAGATGAAAAATTCTTTACTAAAGTTTTAGCTAATAAGCAGTTAAAAAATGAGTTTAAATGGGGTGTAATTAGTAAAAAAGATTTCTGGAATAAAATAACTCAATATCAAAACTAACTTTGTAGGCTACTAAGCCTAGCAATACTTTAACTTATAAGCAATTAAGCCACTATTTTGTAGTGGTTTTTTTGTATATATAGAGGGGCGATCTTCCCTCACTCGTTCAAAAAAGATACTAAATGATGATAAGGGCGATAGAATGGAAATAGATCATAGGTTTGTCGGCAAACCAAACAACTATGAAAACAAACACTCCAGATACAGAGGGAAATACGCTCAATGTTGAGTTAGTAGGAATTAAGAACCTAAAGACTACTCACAACTGGAGATTAGAATTTGATGTTTATGAAATTGATTCAAGTGAAGTAAAACATTTAATGGATAAACTTAATAAGCCTTTAATGATGGCTTTAGTTCCTATAGATGAATAAAGAAACGCCCAACAAACGCCCTAATCATAAAGAAAATGGCGATTTTGCTAAAGGTAATACGCTTGGAAATAGATGGAAGAAAGGCGAGTCTGGTAACCCAAATGGAAGGCGAAATGCTTATACTGATTTAATCAAAGATTTTAGCTTTACAAAGGTAGGCGATAAAGAAAGAAGAAGTATTATTGTAGGAAAGTTATTTCAGTTAGCAGAACGAGGGGATTTAAATAGCATAAAGTTTATAGTAGAAAGGTTAGAGGGTAAGAGCAAAGAAACTAGGGAAGTAACTCACAAGAGCGAACCTATACAAATAATGAACATTGATTAATTGGACTATAGACACCAGAAGAAGGGCAATTATCAAACATCCAGCCAAAAGAAAAGTCTTAGTGGCTGGTCGAAGGTTTGGAAAGTCTTATTTGAGTTTAATGTGGTTACTATCTCGGAAGATAGAACCTAATGAAAGAAGATGGATTATTACACCTACTTACAGGCAAGGCAAGACAACGACATGGAAGCTATTAAGGACTATATTTAGAGATTATGATGCACAAGTTAATGAATCTGAATTACTGGTTAAACTTCCTAATGGAGCAGAGATCGCAATTAAAGGATCAGAGCAAGAAAATAATCTTAGAGGTGCTGGGATTGATATGGTATGTATGGAAGAATACAGCTACATCAAGCCTCATGTCTGGGAAGAAATCATCTACCCTATGCTTACAACAACAGATGGGGATGCTTTGTTTATAGGTACGCCTAATGGCTATGATCATCTATATGATGCCTATATGCTAGGACAAGGCAAGAGTATTGACTGGAAGTCATGGCAGTTTACAACTGTAGATGGTGGCTTTGTACCAGAAAAGGAAATAGAGAAAGCTAAATCAATGATGGATGAAAGGGCTTTTAGGACAGAGTTTTTAGCCTCGTTTGAAACAACAGGCAATAGGGCAGCGTATAACTTTGATAGACAGATCCATGTAAAGCAAACAGATCAAAGGACTAGCAGATTAGCATGGGGAATTGACTTTAATGTCGATTACATGAGTGCAGTTCTTATTATGGAATTTACTAACTCAATCCATTATCTTAATGAAATTAGACTTACCAATTCTAATACGGAAGAAATGGCAAAGGAAATGAAAAAGATTGCTCCTAATATTCCTGTTTATCCAGATGCCGCTGGTAGATCCAGATCAACTACGAGCAATCGTTCTGACCACCAAATCCTTAAAGACCATTCTTTTTATATTATAGCTAAGAAAGCTAATCCACCTATAATTGATAGGCTAAACGCCTTGAATAGAATGTTAAAAGATGCTAATGGTAAAATCAGAATGACTGTAGATCCTAAATGTGTTTATTTAATAAAAGATTTAGAACAAGTACAAAGAACCAGAGATGGCAAGATTGATAAAAGCGATATAAAACTTACTCACATGATGGATGCTTGTTCTTATTATATATCGTATAAGTACCCAGTAGTTAAAAGAGAAGCGGTGAGTTACGAATGGTAATGTTTATAATGGGCGTATTAGTTGGAATTTTGGGAGCATTAATTGGTCTGCATCTATATGGTTTATATCTGGACAAAGAGCATAAAGATAGAAAGCGAAGAATAATAGCAGATATGATGATTAACCAGAACAGGGCTGTTAGCTAATGAATTATTACGACATGATTACAATCCCAGACTTAGGGAAGAAAGCAGTATTTGAATCTATAAAAAATGCAGAAGATATTGTATTCCAGCAAGAGTATAAACAAAGGCAAATGTCACTAGATTTCTATTATAATAAAGGCGTAGATGGCTATGTACAAGAATACTTTAGTGGTGCTTCATTAAGTCAGATCCCTACATTACCATTAGGAAAAGTAGTATCAAGATTTGCTAGAGCCAGAATGATGCTATACAAGAACCCAGCTAAAAGATTTATAGGCGGAGAACTCGCAGAAGAATATCTAACCTATACTCATCACCTTAATTCACAAAGCAGACTAGCAAGTGAGTTAGCTTGGTTACTGGGAACGATCCATGTCAAGAGCGTATGGAATAACAGGATGCAAAAAATACAGTATCATATATTGCCGAATGTTAGAGAATACTACTATGAAGGCGAGTTAGAGCCTTATGGCTATAGCTATGAGCGAGGCACAAATATTAAAGGTGATAGGGAGTTTGTATTCTGGTCAGAAGATAGGGAAGGTGAACAGGGGATGCACTTCTTATTTGATATTAATGGAAGGATCTATCCACTAGAAGGCAATCCAGAAATGATAAATCCTTATTCTATTAACCCAATAAGTAGAATAGAATTTCCCTATGATGCTCAAGATGTCACTATGGCTTCACTACATTGTAGCATCGCTTTTACAGAGGTTATGTTAGCTACTCGTTATCAGATGGGATCTCCTGTAGTTACTGGATTAGATGAGGCTGTTCCGAATTTAAAATGGGGAGTAGATAGATTAATCTCACTTCCAGAAGGTGCATCAATGAACTTTGTTTCACCGCCTTCTAATATTCCCAGTATGATTGAATCGGTTAAGCAGCTACTAAACATCACAGGGCAAAATCACGCTCTTGCAGTTAGATGGGGTGAACAAGGACAAGTTCCAAGTGGTCAAGCCTTAAAGATTTTAAACATGGAGAACTTAGAGAACAGGGAATCAGACATACCTATGTTTGTAGACTTCGAGAATAGTCGTTATTCGATAGATCGTAAAGTTATTGAAGTTCATACTGGTAAAGTATTTGATGAGTCTTATTCAGTTGATTTTAGTGAGTCAGAATATCCAGAAGATTGGTCAAAAGAAAAAGATCGCCTTACTTTTATGATGGATAATGGATTGATGAGTCAGAAGGATTTATTAAGGCATTTTAATCCAGATATTACAGATGAAGAATTAGAAGAAAAACTTTCTACGATACAGGAAGAAACTCCAGAACCAGAAGTACCAGCTTCACCATTACTATCGGCTTTAAGAAGTGACTAAAGATCAAATATCAGAACAATTCGCAGACTCGCTAGAGAAAGCACAACTAGCTATGGTCAATGAGATCCTAGCCCTTAAAGATTCTATGCTTAGGGATGAGTTTATGTCTTTGATGTCTAGTATAGATGTAAGGGATTATGTATTAAATCAAATAGGACTCCAGAAAGATATAGACATATTAATGTCGCAGTATGAAAGTGTTTTACTCGGCATGGAGTTTACTGGAGCAGTTACAGAAGAAACTTTATTGGCTTTAGTTAAATTAGATAGAGCAACCTTTATAAGCCAGATTAATACAATGGGTGAAAAAGTAGTGGATGAAACTATTAAAGGAGTCGTAGGGAATAAAACTACAGCCCAGATAACAGAATCAATCCTAAGTGGATCTGGTGGAGTGCTAAGAAAAGATCAAGCTAAGACATTAGCGAATACTGCTTTAAATACATTTGAAAGAACTGTCACGAGTGAGATGGCTAGATTTGA